TACTACAAAGGTAGAAATGAGTTATGCTATTGTTGCGCCTAGAATGTACCAAGGAAGAATAGAATCTATCGTTAGTAAAACCACTGGCTTTGCTGATATGATTCAACTAACGCATCTTAAGCTACAGCAGGTTATGTCTAGAATAGTTCCAGATGGTGTATTCTTAGATATGGATGGTTTAGCAGAAGTTGATTTAGGTAATGGCACAAATTATAATCCAGCTGAAGCATTAAATATGTACTTTCAAACTGGTTCGATAGTTGGTAGATCATTAACACAAGAAGGTTCACTTAACCAAGGCAAAGTACCAATACAAGAATTAACAAGCTCTAGTGGTCAAGGTAAAATACAGAGTTTAATACAGACTTATCAATATTATTTACAAATGATAAGAGACGTTACCGGACTTAATGAAGCTCGTGATGGTAGTGATCAAGATAAAAATTCATTAGTTGGTTTACAGAAATTAGCGGCTAACGCATCTAACACTGCTACTAGACATATATTAAACTCAAGTTTATGGCTAACGCTTAGAACATGTGAAAATATATCTTTAAAAGTAGCTGATTCTTTAAACTATCCTTTAACTTTAAATTCTTTAAAAAGTTCTATATCTACTTACAACGTAGGAACATTACAAGAGATACAAAATTTAAATATACATGATTTTGGTATTTATTTATCTTTAGAACCTGAAGAAGAAGAAAAAGCTCAGTTAGAACAAAACATACAAATGGCTATACAGCAAGGTGGAATAAACCTTGAAGATGCCATTGATATACGTCAGATTAAAAATTTAAAACTAGCTAATGATGTTTTAAAACAAAGACGTAAAAAGAAAGATGCTAAAGAACAAGCTAATCAACAAGCTAATATAGCAGCTCAAGGACAAGCTCAATCTGATGCAGCTGAAAAAGTAGCAATGTCAGAAGTACAAAAACAAGAAGCTATATCAGGTTCTAAAGTACAATTTGAACAAGCCGTTAATCAAATGGAAATACAACGTATGCAGATCGCTGCTCAAATAGAACAGCAAAAAATGGAAGTACAACATCAGTATGACATGGCATTAAAAGGTATGGATGTTCAGGCTATAGAGAAAAAAGAAAATATGATCGAAGATCGTAAAGATAAACGTAGTAAAATAGAAGCTACACAACAAAGTGAATTAATAAGCCAAAGACAAAACGATTCTTTACCTATTGATTTCACGGAGTCAGATGTGCCAGCAGGAATGCCAGCAGTCTAATTTTATTAATAATTATATAATATTTTATCATGTCAGAATTAAAAGAAGAAGTAAAACAAGAAGGCGACTTTAAAATAAAGTCAAAATCTAAGTTAAAAAAATTTAGCAATAAAACAGAAGAGCCAGCAAAAGTTGATCTTACTAAAGATGCTAATGTAAAAATTGATGAACCTATAAAGGTTGATTTAACTAAAAAACCAGAAGCAGATGCCATTCAAGTCGGAGAAACAAAGAAGGTGGATGTGGGCGAACAAGCCGGAGATGGCGAAATCGTGGACATTGGAGGAGACGAACCAGTTGAAGAGTCCAGCCCGATTATTGAAGAAATTCAAGAGGTGGGAGAAAAGCCACTACCAAAACAAGAACAAATAGTTCAACCAAAAATAGAATTACCAGATAATGTAGAAAAGCTTATTGCTTTCATGAAAGAAACTGGTGGTACTATAGAAGATTATACAAGACTTAACGCTGATTATTCAGACGTTGACGAAGATACTCTGTTAAGAGAGTACTATAAAAACACTAAGCCTCATCTTTCTAATGATGATCTTTCATTTGTAATGGAAGAGAATTTTTCGTTTGATACAGACTTGGATGAGGAGCGAGATATCCGAAAAAAGAAACTCGCAAAAAAAGAAGAAATTGCAAAAGCTAAAAAGCATTTAGAAGATGTAAAGGTTAAGTACTACGACGAGATTAAGTTAAGACCGAACGTAAACCAAGATCAACAAGATGCAATGGACTTTTTCAATAGATACAACAAAGATCAAGAGTTAGCTACACAGCAACACGAGAGGTTTGTTAACGACACTAATACTTTATTCTCTGATGATTTCAAAGGTTTTGATTTCGAAGTTGGTGAAAAAAAATTTAGATATGGCGTTAAAGATCCTAGTAATGTTGCAGAAAATCAATCAAACATTAACAACTTCGTCGGGAAGTTCTTAGACACTGAAGGTAATGTTAAAGATACGAAGGGTTATCATAAAGCTATGTACGCTGCTCAGAATGTAGATCGTATTGTAAAACATTTTTATGAACAAGGTAAAACTGATGGGATTAAAAACGTAATGCAAAGTTCTAAAAACCCTACATTAGACGCTCCGCGTCAAGGTGCAGGACAGGACATTACATTAGGTGGTTTTAAAGTACGCGCTATAGACGGAGTAGATAGTTCTAAGTTGAAAATTAAAACAAGTAAATTTAACAATTAAAAACAAACAATTATTATGGGTGTATTAAGTCCTCAATTTGGGAGTTTATTACCTTCGTTAACCACTCAACCTTTAGTAAGCAATTACTTAAATTTTAACAGTGGCGCAGGAAATGACTTCGCACAACAATATCTACCAGAAATTTATGAAGCAGAGGTAGAGCGTTATGGAAACAGAACGTTAGCAGGCTTCTTAAGAATGGTTGGCGCTGAAATGCCAATGATGTCTGACCAAGTAGTTTGGTCTGAACAAAACAGATTACACATTAGTTATGATCAAGTAGCTTGTAGCGCTGTTGGCGCGAATGGCGGTAATAGACTTACAGTTCCAGCAGGTTCTGTAAATACAATATTTACTAACATGACTGTAGTAATCATGGATCCTTCTAATCCTTCTTTCACAGTTAAAGCTATTGTAGTTGCTACAGGTGCTGCTGGAGCTGGAGGTGCTGGTGGAGCACAAAACTTTGATGTAATTCCTTACACTAGAGCTGCTGTTAACGCAGGAGCTGCAATTGGAGCAACATTGAAAGTATTTGTATACGGTTCTGAATTTGGAAAAGGTTCTGTTGGTCCTGCTACAGGAGTAACTGGTCAATCTATCCAACCTCAGTTAACTACATTTAGTAACAAGCCAATTATAATCAGAGACAGATATGCTGTTTCAGGTTCTGACACTGCTCAGATCGGTTGGGTTGAAGTTGCTGGTGAAGACGGAACTTCTGGATACTTATGGTATCTAAAAGCTGAAGGAGAAACTAGAATGAGATTCGAAGACTACTTAGAAATGGCAATGATTGAAGGTGAATTAGCAAACGCTGTACAAGCTGCTGCTATCGCTGGAGCTGGAGTTAGCTTTGCTGCTGCTGCTGCTGCACCTGCTGGTACAATAGGTACTGAAGGTTTATTCTCTGCTATTAATAATGGTGGTAATGTACTTTCTGGTTATGCTGGATCATTACAAGACTTTGATTCTGTACTAGAGAATTTAGATTCTCAAGGAGCAATTGAAGAAAACATGCTTTTCTTAGATAGAAAAACTGAGTTATTATTTGATAACATGTTAGCACAACAAAATTCTTACGGAGCTGGAGGTACATCTTACGGTGTATTTGAAAACTCTGAAGATATGGCGTTGAATTTAGGATTTTCTGGTTTCAGAAGAGGTTCTTATGACTTCTACAAAACTTCATGGAAATATTTAAATGATGCTTCTACAAGAGGTGGTTCTTCTAACTTTGTTAACGGTGACAATATTGATGGTGTATTAGTTCCAGCTGGAACTTCTACAGTATACGATCAGTTACTTGGAACAAACATTAGACGTCCTTTCTTACATGTAAGATACAGAGCTTCTCAAGCAGATGACAGAAGAATGAAATCATGGTTAACAGGTTCTGTTGGCGGTGCTCAAACTTCTAATTTAGATGCAATGGAAGTAAACTTCTTATCTGAAAGATGTTTATGTGTACAAGCTAGAAATAATTTCGTATTATTTACAGCTTAATATTTATTGTAATAGTTACCCTCGTAAAAACTACGGGGGTAATTGTTACTCTTATTTTTACTAACTTATATTATATTATATCATGTCAACAAAACAAAAAACTCCAGTTAATGACTGGGAAATAAAAGATAGAACATATTTTTTAACAGGTGAAAGACAACCTTTAACTTACACTATTAAATCAAGACATACTGAAAAGTATCCGTTATTATGGTTTGATCCAGTTACAAATGAACAAAGAGCATTAAGATATGCAACCAATCAAAACTCACCTTTTATAGATGAGCAAAAAGGAGAAGTTACATTACAACATGTCATGTTCAAAGATGGTACATTATTTGTACCAAAAGAAAAGCAAGCTTTACAAAAGATGCTATCATTATATCATCCAGATTTAAATGGTAGATTTGCTGAATTAAAACTGCAAGCAATGGCACAAGACCAATTAGTTGATTTACAACTAGAACTTGTAGCTTTAAATGCTGCAAAAGATATGGGAGTAGAACAAGCGGAAGCTATACTAAGAGTAGAAATTGGCTCAAGTGTTTCTGATTTATCTTCTAAAGAATTAAAAAGAGATTTAATGTTACTTGCAAAAAGAAATCCACAGCTATTTATTGAACTAGCTAAGGATGACAATGTAATGTTAAGAAACTTTGGTATCAATGCTGTTGAAGCTGGTATTATAAGTTTATCTCAAGATCAAAGAACCTTTACTTATGGTTCAAATAAACGTAAACTATTTACAATACCGTTTGATGAAAACCCTTATTCAGCATTAGCTGCATGGTTTAAAACAGACGAAGGAGTTGAAGTTTATAAAACTATAGAGAAAAAAATCTCTTAAACATGTAATACTAATATAGGGCTCGTTAACTCGGGCCTCATATTATAATAAAAATACACAGATGGCAATAAACGTAGACACTGTATATAAGACAGTCTTATTAATACTTAACCAACAACAAAGAGGTTACATGACACCGGACGAATTCAACAAAGTTGGTAGTCAGGTTCAGTTGAATATATTTGAGAGGTATGAAGATGACTTAAATCAACAATATAGAATGCCACAAAACGACACGGAGTACGCTAATCGTGTTAAAAATATTGAAGAAAATTTACAATTTTTCCAAAGAACTGGAACTGCAACAGGCACAAATCCTTTTACATTAGTGCCAGGTTCTACAACTTATAATCCTAACGCTACTGTAGTACAAGACACTATATATAGACTAGGAACAATTTATTTAAACGGCGCTGAACTTACTCAGTATGCGCAAAGAAACGAGATAACACAATTACTTCTATCTCCATTAACACAACCAACTAATAGTTTCCCTGTACATTTGTATGAGAATAATTTGTTATACATATACCCGACTACAATTGTAGCGCCGGCTAGTATAACTTTTTCTTATTTAAAAAAACCACAAGACATAACATGGGGTTACGTATCTGGTACTCTTGGTCAGTTTTTATATAGTGATACATTGTCTAATGACTTTGAGTTAAATATATCAGAACAAGCAAATGTTATAACTAGAGTACTAGCTTATGCTGGTATTATAATAAACGATCCTACTATAATACAAGTAGCAGCTCAACAAGTACAAGAAGAAGAACAAAATTCAAAAACATAAAACATGGCAAAACCTGACGGTGGATTAATCCAAGAAACTAATTTACAATATTACGCGGGTGCGCAGATTATATATACATCAGTAGGAGCGACTACTTCATATACATTCACATTTAACACTACATTAGTATTAGGTAGCGCTACTAGTTGGAATCCTGTTGACCCTAATTTTACATTAAACAATTTTAGAATATATACTAGTCCAAACGGAATATCTAATTTTACTGAATTTACTACTGCTTTTACCTTAACAGTTAACACAACCGGTAGTGTTATTAATCTAGGTACCGCTCAACCACTTGGCACGTATGTTAAAGTACAATTAAAAGAAGGTGCTGTAGCTAACAACTATGGAGGGTACGAATACACTAAACTAAATGATATTATAAATAATTTTATGGTGGCTTATGTTGGTCAAGACAAATTAATACCTAACGTAAGAAGAAGCGATGTAATATTTCACGCAAAACGTGGGCTACAAGAATTTAGCTTTGACACATTAAGAAGCATTAAAGCACAAGAGCTAAGTGTACCACCTAATTTATCTATAGTAATACCTCAAGATTACGTTAACTACGTTAAGTTATCTTTTGTAGATGCACTAGGAGTTAAACATACAATTTATCCTACACAATTAACTAGCAGTCCTTCAAACGCTCCAATACAAGATAGTTTTGGGAATATAATTCAAGATAACTTTTCAGAAAACATAGATGGCACTTCTATAACAAACCAAAACTGGAGAAACGCTAACACTAATTTAATAACTGGTTTAGGCCCTGTTAATTCCACTAACCCTTTGGTATTTATGAATGACTGGTGGGGAGAGTCTGGGTTTGGACTTGGTGGTTTTTACGGCCAAAGATATGGTGGTGACCCTGTTAACATGCAGGTTAATGGATGGTTTAACATAGATGAAGCTAGAGGCACTTTTAATTTCTCAAGTGATTTAGCTGGTAAATTAATAATGCTAGAATACATATCTGATGGCTTAGCTTATGATTTAGATACTAAAGTTCCTAAGATGGCTGAAGATGCAATGTACGCTCATATTAATCACGCTATATTATCTACAAGAGCAAACACACAAGAATATATAGTGCAACGATACAAGCAAGAAAGATACGCTAAACTTAGAAATGCTAAAATAAGATTATCTAATATTAAATTAGATGAGATAGTTCAAGTAATGAGAGGTAAATCTAAATGGATAAAATCATAATACATGGCTGAAATTAAAAATACCTTTTTAAAAGGTAAAATGAACCAGGATCTTGACTCTCGATTATTGCCTAACGGTGAGTATCGAGAAGCTATAAATTTACAGGTAAGTAGATCAGAAGGTTCAACTGTTGGTGAGTTTGAAAACATGTTAGGTAACACGTCTATTAAAAGTTTAAACGAAAATGACGCAGTTGTTATAGGTCAATATGTAAATGAGACAACTAACAAGGTTTATTTGTTTGCCACTGACTACAATGATGTAGATGGAATTAGAGCTACATCCGCTAATTGTTTTATATATGAATTAAACCTTACTACTAATATCAAAACTTTACTAGTTGAAGGTGTGTTTTTAAATTTCAATCAATCATTTCCTGTTATAGGTATTAATCTTGTTGAAGATTTGTTATTTTTTACTGACAATTTAAATCAACCTAGAAAAATAAACATTAGCTCAGCTAACCCAGGTAATATAGCTACGCCAACCCACTACACTAATGAAGATCAAATATCAGTTGCTAAATACGCGCCGTGTGAGCCTATATTAGTTTTGGATAGAGTTAGTACTATACTAAGTGCAGAAGCTGACAACGCTTCTGTTATCACGGTGGTTACCCCAACAATAGGCACTATAAAAGTAGGAGATATATTTTCTCCTTTAAATACTATAACACCATCGTCTATCACTC